AGAAAAAAACACAAGTCTAGGTTCCTCCGTAAATTCATCTACTTGCAATCGTCTGTGTAACTCGTTCTTACCTGCTACACGAGAACCTTTTGATCTATCTGAAGGTCTCCAACGACAACCTTTTAAAATCATTTGTTCTGCTAGACTTGGACCAGTATCTCCACGTTTGTGCCAAAGGGATGAGTCAAGAACTCCGTAACGTATATTTTCTCCCGACTCATTTTCTATTTCTAGTACCATATCAGCTAGGTCAGTAGCTGTGACCTTTGATACATATAGTTCTCTGTATACTACTAATTGCTCAGATCCTGGAACTATAGTAAACCAAAGAATGCCAGTGTATGAACCATAACCATAATCACAAGCTCTAAAATGTGTCCAATTAGAGGGTATCTCGTAAGGTTCTATTACGTGTATGTTTCTGTTAAACTCAGGAAAAGCTGCACCTTCGTTTATATCCCAGTCACCTTCAAGTAGTTGTCTACGTTGATGTTCGGGTAACGACAAAAGATTAGCTTCATATAAACCATCATCTGCCAGATACGGGTTGTCGAAGAGGGTGGCAGGGATGAACTTACGTTTAAACAGAGGCTCACCCTCCCGACTATGACCTTTCGGCCATTTTATCACCTCTCCGTTTTCATCAGTAGCATCAAACGATTTATCAGGTACTTGAGGATCAATAAACGTCCTCTTTACCCACTGATGACCTGGACCTCCAGGGTTGCTAGTCGCTCTCATATACAGTGGCAAACCTGAAGCCCTTGTTGTACGGAGACGTGATCTCATATAGTTCCATGCATAAGGTGAAGGCCATTGTGTAAGTTCATCAAAGCCAATCCAGTTAAAAGCTTGACCTTGGTATCTCATAACGTCATCCTCTCTGTCGAGGTAGGACATCCACAATGTAGCACCTGATGGAGCTACCCAAGTTTTATCTCTTTCCATAAACTTTATTCCAGGAATAGCTTTGGGATAAAGTTGTTTGCTTACTGATATAAGCTCTCTAAGCTCTTCTGTACTCCTACGAACAAGTAGCATTCGTGCATTTGGATTCCCCAAGTACCGCACTGGGTCTGCAACCATTGCATAAGACTTACCGCCACCTGCTGCTCCTCCGTATAAAACTTCCTGTTCTGTTGCCGCTAAAAAACTAGTTTGAGGGCCAGGATTAGGTTCAAAGATAATTTCCCTAGCTTTTTCAAAGTCTATTTCTTCAGGCTTCGGTTGGGCTGGAGCTAACTCTTTCTCTGTAACCAAGTCTTTGGGTTTCGAGCTTTTCCGCTTTTTGTAACGCTTCTTTGTACCTTTTGGCAAGGTAGCGTTGAGTTGAAGCTTCGTTCTTACGTTGTTGCTCAATTTTTACCCTCTTATATAAACCTACATGAGAAATGTATCGTTCTGATTGAGTACTGAGCCAAGCTGCAACTTCTCTGTAACTATACTGCTTTAAAAACTTTTTAGCTTTTTCAAATAACTCTAGTTCTTCTGGGATTGGTAGTAGTATATCTTCATCGTTAGGATCTTGTTCATATCCAAACGGTATGTGAGTTCCAACCCTTACAACTGGTCTCCACTCATACTTACCATCTACCTCTACAGGTTTGGGTAGCTTCCAAGTTTTATTCGTCTTCATCAGCTTTCTGCGGTAAAATAAACAATGGATTAGCTGCAGATACTTCTACTTTTTCTGTCTTAATAAAACCACTACGATCTAAAACATCTTTAGCTGCTGCCATCTTTTCTTTATTACCTAAGTCTGTAGGATTGTTCATAACCTCAAACATTGAGTATGCAGCTTTTACAGCCGATGAACTAATAAACCTTTTAGTTAGCTCTGCAATCTCTTCGGATAAAGACTCTGCAATTGCTTTTGAAGATACACCATCTGCATAACCTGCAAGTTTTCTAGCTGTGGATAGATTACCTCCAGCTTCTTCAAACAATACGTCTAAGAACTTCTGTTGTTTTTCTGTTAAGTTTCTTGCCATTATGCCACCATGTAAATTATAAAACCTAAAGTACCTGCACCTACTATAAGCATAACACCTGATATACCCCAAGTAATTATTGCTTCAATCATTTCTGCTTTACGATACTCTTGTTCTTTCTTTTGTTTGCGTATTCTACCTTCAGTAGCTACAAGCTCGTCCCAGACAGAAGGGCCGTAAGTAAAACTAATCCAGTCTTTTAACTCTTGCCTCATAGCTTCTGCTTTCTTTTTAGCAGTAAATATTTCCAAGGCTTCTGCTTCAACAGAGCCTCCCATGGCTTTCCACCAAGGGGGGTTCTTGTTTTTCTGCTCTAAGTAGGCTAGATCGCTCATGCTACTAGCCCACTGATTTAGTTGACCACCCATTTCTTGAAGATCTTTTCCGAACTGGAAACCTTTCTTCAAAGCATTGAACGCTACGGTAGCTCCACCGATTATTGTAACTGGGTCCACGAGCCTCCTCCCAAAGTACTCCTAGAATCATTAAAGAGGTTATTGTGCTTTTCAAAGGGCTTTACCTGTTAGTATAACCCTTTCTATATCACATCTACCTATTCCTAAGTCTCGTAGCTCCCTCTCAGTCATTTTGTAAAGTTGTATTCTTGCAATCTTACGTCTTGCTGATTCTGCTCTTGCTTCTATTATCCTATTAAATAAACGTTTAATCATTTTCTACTCCTATGTTAGCCTTAACTGGCAGGAGTAGTTATACTATATTTTACAGTAACTTACTACAGATAAAAATGCAAACCCGTTATGACTTTTTAACTACTTTAGTAGTCCAAGCTTCATTAACGTCAGGTGTAGAGGGGTCATCTCCAACAAGTTGACCCTTTTTATTACGAGCACGTACTTTTACTTCTTCTGCACCTTTTGCAAACTCTAGTGCAGCAGCATCTTTACCATGCCATTCTCCACGAATATACTCTGCAAGCACAGCACCATATTGATCAACTACTTTGTTATCTTCTATTTTCATTATCTACCACCACTTCCAAATTTAACTGTCGGTTTTTTGTTTCTTCTTTTTCTAACTCCAGGGACTCCGCCACCTTTAGTTAAATCTTTAACGTAAAGACCTACTTTAGTTAATTCAGCTAGAAGTTCATCCATTAAAGAACCTGGATTTTTATCTACTTTTTCATTTCTTAATTTTTCTAATTTTTTCTTAGTAGTTTCTAACTTTTTACTTGCAGCTTCACGTTCACCAATACTTATCTTTTTTATATCGGAGTCAATCTTTTTTATTTTATTTGTAACAGCAGCAGGTATTTTTAAAGTTCTATTTCTAAAAGAGGGGGTACGTTTTTTAGAGTTAGCAGGAAGTAATTTTGTGACTGTAATTTTTTCTACAGCTATACTATCTGAACCTGGACGTGTTTTAGGTTTAAGAGATTTTTTAACAGCACCTGATTTACGTTTTGTAATCTTCTTTTCATCTTCTTTTGTGTTAGTGGTATATCTTTTACCCTTCCAAGTAAAAACTTTACCTGCACCTTTTGCTTTACGTGCAGCTACAAAAGCTTTCTTGAAAGTCATATCATCATATTTACCTGCCATTGTATTGCTCCTTATTTATAAGTATTTTTAGGTTTGGCAATACCTGTACTCATAGGACCAGAAGATTTAACCATTCCGCCTACATTGTACATAGCAACTCTACCACCTTTAGCGTAAGCTTTCTTTTTCATTGCTCCGCCTTTAGCCATGCCTTTTTTCTTCATGTTAGCTCCGCCCATTGCGTAACCTTTTTTCTTCATCATAGCACCACCTTTAGCCATACCTTTTTTCTTTTTCTTATCTTTAGCAGCTTTTGCCATAGGTTCTTTTCTATCACCATCACCGTCTATATCTGGATAATCTGGTCTCTTACTCATTCTTTTTCCTCACTATATAAATTGTTAAACACTCGTTGCGTATCCCATACATAGTCTACGTTTTCTTTCGAGTTATAAATATGTTGGTTGGGTCTAAAATCTGGAGCACCTTGTCCAGTTTCAAACCAAGCAGGGTGAGTTACTCTCACTCTATTATTGGGCAACGCAACAATGTTACCTGTGTATTCTCCTGCATCTAACAACTCTAAGACGTGTGACTGCTTGTGTTGAGCAGGATCGTCTGCTACTTCGTTGTCAGTGTAGTCTACTGTAAAGTAGTACTTCGCAGGATAGAACTCACCATCTACTTTAGCTATCCAAGGAGCAGGTGAAGCTCTTTCTAACTTATATACTGAGTGTGTATGCGACATACAATCCCAGGGTTGTGCTAAGTATGGTGGTAACTCTGTAGGCCATTCTTCTAGGGGGGTATCTGCCACAAGTGCTACAAGAGGTAATCTAGCCCACATCGCACCACCATGTATATTGGGGCTATCATCATAATCAGACTCGCAGCCTGTAAAAATAACTTGAAAGCTGAGAGTCCTGTTTGGCATAGTAGTAACACCAATGACCATGCAATGTAAGAACTCTCCATGATACTCTTCCAAATTTTTTGTGTATTCTCTTCTTACCCAAGCTTTAAAGTAGGGTACACTACTAGTTAAAAATGGCATTTATTTCCTAAAGGCTCTGGTTTTCTTTGCGATCTTTTTAGGTTGAGCCACATGCTGCTTACCTGCCGCCTTGCCTTTTCGTTTAGCTCTGGTTGTAGCGGCATACTCTGCGCTGCTAAGAGACTTAATAGCCGCAGAAGGTAGATAACGTTCACCAGTCTTAGAACTAGGCTTGCCACTCTTTGTACGCCACTTTTGTTTTGTCCAGTTTTTTAGACTTTTTTGAGGGGCTTTCACTACTTGTAGCCTCCGCCTTTTGCTTTATATTGTTTAGCCAACATCTGAGCTTTTCTGGCTGACCATTGACCTGGGTTGCCGCCTTTACCTCCAGACTTGATTGAGTTGAAAAGAGTCTTGCGCATCCCAGGCTTGGTATAATTACCTGCTTTATTAACAGTGGATTTCTTCTTCATGTTATTAAGCCTTACAGTTACACTCTGGTCCACAATTTCTATTTAAGATTGCACAGCCTATTCTTTTAAAGTATCTCCATAACCATTTAATCATTCTCATAATGAAACTCCCATTTTAATTTCGTGACAATCAGGTATAGCTAAATATCCTTGTTGTTGAAAGTATCTAGCTACTATTAGTGCTTCTTGAGCACATGCTTCCTCTGTAGGAAATGTTGCAGCTTTTTTTACCATGATTTCACAAGATAATGCTGCAGGTGTACTACAGAGAAGCATAAATGCTATCCACATTAGAAACTGACCGTAGCCCCTACTGTTACATCACCAAACTCCAAGTCTGAGTCTGTAGATATTTCAGTATATAAAGTCGTAAAAGTACTAGGTATCTCATACTTTGCAGTAAAGTCTAAACCTTGAAAGATGTCTCCTTCATCTAGTTCTAGCATATCAATATCTGTAGCTACACTTAGTCCAATACCCATAGCAGTTAATCCTGCTGATGGAGTTAGTTCCCACTCCCACTCTTCTACACCAGTGGTATAGTTAAGATCAGAGTCTGCACCGATAGATAATGTTTGTCCTGCGACAGAAAAATCCATAGATGCTGCTTTAGTTGCCATTATTGCAAGAAAGCCCATTGCTGCTGTTAAAGTAACAGCTATTGTAGTTGTCTTCATTTTATGATTCCTTTTATCTAACACTTCCATCTTTTACGAGCTTGTCTTAATCTTGAATTAGGATCTTTAGCCGCTTTTGGAAATTTTTTCATTTGTCCTGCAGATCTAGCACAGAAAGACTTACGTCTCTTTGCTGCTTTACTTCCAGGTTTTACTTTGCCAGTAACGGCAGTTTTTAACTTAGAGCCAGGATTATCTCTTCGGTACTTTGCCACACCTTTAGCTGTCATGCCTGCACCCTTTTTAGTGGGACGCTTGTGACCGCCTTTTATGCTGTGGCCTTTCATAGAACCTTTTTTCTCAGCCATTACTTCTTCCCTGCCCTACTATTTCTAGGAAAAGATCTATTGGCACGTTTAGTTGTAACTGATAGATTCTTTGCCCTATTGTCTCTGGGATTACCATTACGATGGTTTACGTCCTTGCCATCGCCTTTTTTTACTACTCCTGATTTCTTCAATGTATTGCGAGCTGCATTACGTGAAGCTCTATTCTTTTTTTGTACAGACGTACCTTGATACTTCTTATATTCACTTTTATAGTTTCTCATGTTTTGTATCTTTCGTACTTTGGATTATCTTTTCTCCCAAATAACGTAAGTACAAAATTCATAAAACCCCTAGCTATTTCTGTAGGTGTTGGTAGTAACCAACCAAGTATCAAAAGTAACATTACCCAAGGGGGTATATTAGTATTAATAATATCTAAGTTTTCCACTTTGCCTGTCTCTACTTCTTTTACAATTTCAGTTTGTATAACGTCTCTACCTGCAGTAACCTCTTCGGTCTGCTCTACACTCATTACAGATTGTCTATTCTCTTTACCTATCTGTGCATTAGAATTTACTGTAGGCCCGCCTGATCCGCCTAGCGGTAGCAGAGTACTCAAACCACAAGAAGATAAAAATAGAACGACCAGTAACCATCTCATTACATCAACTCAAAATGAGGCGCATCAATAAATGGCCTACGTCCCTGTGACCTACGTAAGTCTACGTATGCCATCATTGCATCCTCTGCTGTGCCAGGATACGATCTAATATCTCCCTCAGACCAGGCAGCTCCCCACTTAACGGATGCACCTGTCTCTTCTGCTGCTTGTTTAAAAGCATCGCAGATGTTATCGTACAAGTTTAACTCCCAGGATACGTCTGGGCCTACGTAAGCTACTACATCTACTGCGTGGCTAAAGCCATCATCCTGTAATAAGTGCTTAGAACGCATAGTCTGAGATCTACCTGCAGCTACATTAGCTTTTTGTTCATCTAAAGTACGTATACCCTGCGTAACTCCAAAGTCTACGTCTGTAAGTTGTATAGCTCTTTCTACAACTCCAGTCATAGCTGGGTGTACACCCTCTAATCTGTCCATTGATCTCTGACTTAGTCTAAAACTCATCTCATATCCTTCTGCATTGCTACTCTGTTGCCCATTGGCTTACCTGCCATGTAAGCTGTAGCTCCCATATACGCTGCTACTATACCAGTTTGCGCAATATAAAACAACCCAAGCAAATCTGCAAGGGCTTCTACTCGTGTATCTGACATTAGAGGTGTAAATAGAACGACTGTAAAGCCAATCATCATTACCATGGCTATCCAAGCCATCTTTTTCTGCGATTCTGCCTTTTCTTCTCGTAGTTCTACTTCGAGCATACGCTCTTTCATAGCTACTTCTTGTTCTGTAACCTTACCGTCACCATCAATGTCAAAGTCTACTACCATTTAGTCTTCCCATTCTCTTTTTCTTCTAGGATCTAGTACATCTCGTGCTTTTAAATGACCTTCAAGGTACATAGCTCTCTCTACCCTGTCTAGAGAGTACTTTATACCTGTATCATTTCGTATTTTTTCTCTAATGTAGAACACATCGGATCTAGGGATGTGTACTCTACGTAGTTTGCCTTCGTCTTCTGAAGCTAATGCTCTGTAAAATTCTTCTACGACATTGTCAGAAGAATACATTGCTGGTTTCTTCATCTAGTTATACCTAAATTTTTTGGTAAAGTCAACACTTTTTATGTGCTACGACAAAAAAAGTTATAATTTTTATTTCCTTATCGTTACTAGTAAGGATAAAGTATACTTAAAGTTACTTAAAGTATATAATAACTATTAATATTAGTAGTAATTAATAAACTTAAGGTTACTTTAAGTATACATTAAGTATAATTATAATGTATGTTGCCCCCGAAGTCAACTACTTTTTTAATTTTATTTTAAATACGTTGCGTTTTTGTATTTGTGATCACAAAATGAAGGTTAACAGCTAGTTTTAGGGAAAAGGTGCGACATTTTGTCCAAACTAAAAAATCACATCTCTGTCATTGAGCATATATACGTACGGGCATACCCCCCGTGACCCATGCGGGTGTTATGTTATAACATTGCGTTTAGCCAGTTTGCAAAAACTATCATAATTTTTAAGGTAACTAGCTGATTTCATTCAGTAAATTATACAATATATTATTAAATAGCTGCTATTCTGGATGTTATAACATAACATTTACTAGCTGGAGCGAAAAACTAAAAAGTTATGTATATCCACACTGGTTTTTACACTGGTTTTTTAGAGCTATCCGACTGGTCAATTACAATTTGTTTTCTTTTAAAATCAATAGCTTATAAGTTTTTTTAATATTTTTTCTTGTCTTTCAAAATACCGTACTAGCTTTTGTTTATGGCAAGGCATCAGTCGGATTTTCAGCCCTCACCTTTAAGCCCACGATATTTGACATTTTAGATCTACACTGAACGGTTATTCTTAATCGGTGGTTTAACTGGTAGATCTATCCATATTCTTAAACCGATATGTGATTATGGTAACGTCACATTGACCGATAAACTAGCTTATTTGTATAACGGTATAGGAGAGCGCCAATGTGTTTTATTTGGTAGGCATCATGCTAACTATTTACGGTAAGTTTAAAAAGCAAGGTGGACTGGTCACGGGCTGCAAATGCAAAGCACCGAAATGAAAAAAGTAATAATCCTAAATAGCAATGCGGTATTGAAAACAGATATGCTTTAATGAGTTGTTAAGGCATGGAATAGGAGCAAGGCAAATTCTGATATGCGTATCATTCTGGACTACGGTTCTATATCAACTGGCTATTTTGATTAAGCCATTAACTAGGTTTAATCAGTATGGATAAACGCTATAAGTTAAAAAGTTTTAGGGCATCAGGTTTTATACTTGATGCCCTATGTTATACTTTCAATATATTTACCAAGTATATTGACGGTATAACATAAGGTTATATCGACAACGTAACTCATTATAAAATGGAGATTAAAAAATGAGTATAGCACATATTGTAAATAACTTTTCACGTAACTTGGGTAATGGTCAAAAAATGGGTGAGGCATTACTTGACGCTATCAACCATGCGATCAAGACTGGCGATACTTCTATTATCTCAGTTCTAT